GCGTTGAGGTTGAAAGAGCCATCTTCGTTGGTAAAGATGCCAGTCGTCGTGCGCGACATTTCACGGCCAGCCGTTACCGCCGCTTCAATGTCATCCGTGGCAAGACCGGTCGTGAACTCTCGAATATCCTGTGCAAGATTTCCGCGACTAACGTCAATACGTTGCTGCGCCAAATCAGCCTCGACAGCCTGCACACCGGACATGCTCGCGGTGCCGGTCTCGAAGATGTTCGTCATCTCGTTAGACATTTGCTGGCGGATGGTCGGGTCGCTCTCCGTAGCAAGAATAACAGCGCGGGCAATTGCTCGATCTTTACGGTTCAGCCGAAGAAGGTCTTTAAGCTCTGTAATCCGCTCACTGCGAAGCGTTTGAGCGACGGCTGCTTGTGCCTCGGGGGTGACGGTCACATCCCCAGCCTCGATAGCAGCGTCCAACTCTGCGTCAGTTTTTCCTACTACTACGTCTTCGACGCTCGCTAAACTCTGCTTGGCTGCGGGCGGAGCAGCGGCCACAAAGCTACTAGCCTCTTCAGCCGTAGGTACAGTGGTACGAACGCCCCCTAGTTCGCGCTTAAGGCTATCGACCTTAGCTTGAGCTGCATCCACACGTTGTTTTACAGCGCTTGGAACGTTACGGCGTTTACCACCTCGGCGGCGGGCAGCAGCAAGCTCTTCTTCTGCTTGCTTAATCTCGCGCTCAAGGCGGGCTTCGCGAGACTCCGTCTTGCCGGCTTTACGCTCGCCGCGAGTCATGATCTCTGTTTCGTCGCCTGTGGCCGGTGCGGGGGTTGCTCCAATACGATTCGACAGCGGCGTATCCACACCCGCGTCGGCGCCGATCTTGCTAATAACGTCCGCACGCTCTTCTTGTGTTCCGGCTGCTGAAATCGCCGACATAGCTGCGCGTTGTGCCCCACCTGGAGGGAGGGCGTTGACTACAGCAGCCTCTTCCTCAAGCAAACCAGTCAAACGGTCTGCTTCCGCATCGGCTTCAACGCGTCCTAACTGCGCCCGCAAAGCAGTAGCGTTGGTGCTAGAACCGGGGAGGATTTTCGTACGGTACAGAGTGTTACCTAAGCCAGCAATCTCGCCGATCGAGAACTGCTTGACCACAGAATCTGGCTCACTAGACCCGTCAACGGTGATAACGCCCATAGACCCGTCAGCGTTGCGAACATTGACGGTGTAAGCTCCGCTTTCGTCGCGGACAAAACCAGACGCAGTAGACCCCTCCGGTAGAATCCCAGAGTTAGTGACCATTTGAAGGCCGAGAGCGATAGCAGTCTGATCGCCGGCTTCGATGTCTTGCTGAAGCTTACTCGTGTTCAACGACATGCGGTCGGTGGACACATACCCGCCGGTGTCAAGAGACTCTACGAGGTCGTCATTGGCTCGAACGCGCGCCTGAAGGGCCGCCTCCTCTTCTTGGAGACCGACCTGACGCTCTAACGCCCCGACTTGACGTCCATAAATATCAAGACGGCGGTTCGCCTGCTGGTTTTCGCGGCGCTGCTGATTGAAGGCCTGTACACCTTGAAGACCCGAAAGAAGTCCGCCTGCTAGCCCACCCATATCGGTCTCCTAGAATGCAAACGCCATGATAGCCATAGCACCAAGCGAACCAATCGTCTGATAGGTCTGCGCTTTGGATGCAGCTTTGGCCTGCGTGTATGAGTTCTGTAAGTTGCGAAAGTTCTGAGCCGAAGCCCCGAGCTGATTTTGGGACGAGCGATTCACGCCTTGGCCGATGTTAATCAGGTCAGACATAAGCTGCGTGTTCGCTTCACGCTGAGCAAGCCGAGCATCGTTAACAGATTGGATAGACCCAAGGGTGTTGGCTCGCTGCAAGCGGAGGTCACGCTGTTGCAGCTGCGCCGGCGTTAAGTTCGCCCCGTAGCGGGCGGCGTTGCGGCTAGCGACGCCTTGGGTGAGCGTTGCCGCCATACCTGCGTCTTCGCGGGCCTGATCAATGAGACTCGTGTCCGTCTGTGCCTGCTGGATCAACTGGTTCTCAAAATCGCGAAAATTCTGAACATAATCGAGGTACTCACCGCGAGTGATCGCAGCGTACGCCTGCTCAGGATCAGAGACCGTAGGCAGGTTCGTACCAGGGGTTACGTAATTAGTCGCACCGAGTCGGGGCTCGCTGTATCCAATAGCCATTAGTTAGCTCCCAAAGAACCCGGAGTAGCCGAGACGGTTTTTAAAGCCAGTTACTCGCTGTCCCTGGTCATTGACCGGGGTAAAGAAACCACCCTGAACAGGATTGCCCTGAGCATCTAAGCCGCTAGTACTCATGTTATCCAGTCCCTGCATCAACGCTGCGCCGGCTACCTGCCCAGCAGCGCTGTACTTAGCCTGGGCTACCTGCTGGTTAGCGCGGGCTCGCTCAAGCGCTGCAGATGTGCCAAGACGTGCTGCTTCGGCCATACCCGTCTGTGCGTCAGCCGCCTGCCCACGAGCCGTGCCCAGAACGTTGGTGCGCATGCGGTTCTGCACCTCTTGCGCCCGAATGTTCGCCACGTTGGTCTGCCCCTGGAGCGCCTGCGAAAGATCGCCTCCACCATCGCCGCGGGCGGCAGCTTGATAGCTAGGGCCGGACAGCGCCTGCATAACATCGGCGTTAGCTCGGCCACGAAGGCCGCTGGCTACGTCTTCAGTCATGGACTTGTCGCGCATCTCGCGGAGCAGCGGGTCATACTGCTGCTTGAAATACTCGTACTCCGCCATAGCGACAGATGCACTGGCCTTATCAGAGGCAGAGGGCTGATAATCGGACTGCTTCGGCTTTGAACCCATTTACAAACGCCTCGTATAAACGACTGTTTCTACATCCCAGCCTAAGCTGGGTAGGTAATCCTGCAGCGCTGGCACGGACGACCTTGTTTCTAACTTCGCAAACCCTGCTTCCCTAGCCGCCATAACGAAGAAGTCTTGATACTTCGCCACTAGATTGTGGCCCCTTTCCTTCGCCCAAGCTAGCCACAGGAGCAAGGTTCGCTTACCTGTATAGGGGTCCGTTTCGCCCGTGGCTACTACGAACCCTTCGTCTGCTACCCAAAGTATTGCCTGTTTTGCTTCACAGGCGTCGTACACATCGTAAGCAGTGAAAGTGAGGTTCGGATCGTTCGCTATAATCTCTTCGACCCCAGGACCTACCCACTCCCACTCATCCCGTACGTCAGCGAGAACCGGCCTACTTAGACTCTCGCCCATACCGGTTACGTCGCTTTGCGACTCCGGAGTAAAGTCCACCATACTTGACCGTCCTAGATACGTTCGTGTCTGCGTGACGCCCTCGGCGTTCTGCCTCAACGATTCCTTCGTTGAACAGCGAGCCGTACACTTGCGCCCCCGCGTAATCAGTCCACTCTTTGCTCGGCAAGCGAAGCAGCCGATACAGCGCCCCGTAGATAATAGTGTCGCGGTATTCCGACATAACTTCGTCGTCAGCTGCGTTAGAAGTACGCGTCGGCTTAAGCTGAGCCCGCATGATGGTGCTGCTGACTATTGTCTCATCAGGCACAGGTACAAGGTGAAACAGAGACTGAGACACCTTCACGTAGTACTCGGGCGTACCGCCATAGCCGGTTTCCCGCCACCGAGGCTTACGCTGCTCTAGGAGCTGAGTCGTAATCGGCTCAATCTCTTGACCCTTGTGCGTCACCCAAAGAATCTTATGAACCGTGCTACCAGACGGCGGCTCAAGGTCGTATTCAAAGATGTTCGCGACAGTAGTGATCGGGTCCAACTCCGCCTGATAAACAGCTGCTTTCTCGCACAGCTCAATCACGGCGGAGCGGATGTTGTTCTCAATCAGCGTGTCAGAGCACCCCGGCACCATCGGAATGATGTCGGGGAGCAAAGACTCATAGGTCGTAGCCATAGGGGTTTACCCCGCCGCCATTTGCCGGGGCATCATGGTAGGAACGTTCGGCGTAGTCAGCGCGTCTACTTGGCCCTTACCGGTGATCGACGTAGTGAAGATCTGGAAGTGCGAAGCAGCACGCTGGTTGTTACCGGCGTAGTCCGCGTCCTTCATGTACGCCATGTAGAGCACATAGTTCATGACAGCATTGGCGTAGATGTCAGGAATGTCGAGGTTATCCCCCTGCGCCACCGTAGAGGGGTTAGCAGAGTAGATAATCTCTAGATACGCGTCGCCTTCAATGCCGGGGTACACGTAGAAGTTACGCGGGTTCTGCTCGTCGTAGACGTAGTGCTTAACAATGTTGGTATGAGCCGCATCGCCAGTGACGGTAGGGTCATGCCAGTCGGGGGTCTGGGCGTCGAGCACCTCACGCTGTACGAGACGCACGGACCGCTTACCTACTCCGCTGGAAGCCGCCGACATATTTCGAACGGCGCGCAGCAGGCGGTTCCCATCGCTGGGGATCTCCTGCTTCGTACCAGTGGTAAGAGTGATAGTGGTGTTCCTAGCGGAAGCATCGGGCTTGAGGAGTGCAATTTCGCGCTGGGCGTCATTGATCCAGAGCACGAGTTCATTTACAACCGGCCATCGGACACCCGTGGTGTCTTGGAGAGTAGTTTGAACGCGGTCAATCACGCTCTGAACTGAGACTGCCATAATCTACCCCTACGAGTTGAGGAACGCCTCCCAGCTCTTTTCTCGCTCCTCGGTCCGCACTGTGCGCCCGGCTACGCGATTAACTGCTGCTGCTTTGGGCGTTCCGTCAGATTTAAAATCCTCTGGGTCACCTTTATCAACGAGTTTCTCCATAACTTCAATAAGAGTCTCGTCTTCTGAGGTATCCACCTCTTCTGTTAGAGCCACCTCAATGTGCTTAGGGGGCTCTGGCTGCCGTTCGTTAATCTGTTTAGCACCCATCGTCATAGCGATGCTGCCAATTGTATCTGAAACTTCGCGGGGCTCTCCTGCTTTAAAAAGCACCACTGCTCCGCTAAGCGTCGATACTCGTAAATCTTTATCGCAAACGACCTTCATCTTTACTCCTTAAAGATGTTACCCCCTCCGAAGAGGGGGTAACGGTCACTCATCTTACTGAGCGGTGTCGAGGCAGATAACCCCGAAGTCCTGCACGGACCCACTGACATCGCTGTTGAACTTCGGCTTACGAAGACCAAAGATCTTGCCGATGGAGATACCGGCTTGGTTTTCGTAGTCGAAGGTGTCTTCAACGATCTCAGGCAGACCGATGTCGGCCATGCCGAGCGCTTGAGCACCGCAGAAGAGTGCGCGAGCACCTTCCACATCTGCGTCTGCACCCCACTTGTAGCCGGGGTCGCCAGCTTCAGAGGACGTACCGGTCGTTGCGCCAGAGGTGTTAAACACGTGACGGAACTCGTGGATCATCACACCGTCAACCATCAGCGAGCTGGTACCAGCGAAGAGCTGGTTGTTCGGCCCACGGATGCCTGCGTTGCGAACGTTGGCGAGGAAGTCGCTATCCAGCTTGAGGTCAGCCATTTGCTTCGGCGTGACGAACATGTGGAAGATTTCCTCGTTGCCTGCGCCACGGATACCACGGATGTAGTTATCCTTAGCGAAGGCCTTCAGGTCCACGATGTGGCGGTACTTGATGACGTCGGTCGACTCAAGAGCCGTCGTGTCGCCTGCGACAAGCAGGTCACCATCGGTACGGAGGTGACGGGCGCTGGTCGGAGCAGACACATCAGAGGCGAACTCAAGGTCCACCAGCTCAAGGCCGGTCGTAGCAGAGGTCGGGCGGAGGGCGCCGTTGGTCTTGTGGGTGTAAGCAACACCGGCCAGCGTCAGGAACGCAAGCTGGTCCATCCGGTCAGCCATGGCATAGGCCAGAGCGTCGCGGCTGGTCTCACGGAAGTTCACCACGGACTTCTGATCGGCCAGACGACCGGCGATGCGGTTAGCAAAGCGGAGCTGGTCGAGCTCAATCGTGATGTCATAGGAACGCAGTGCTTCTTCGTTCCCTTCCAGGGTGTTGTCACCCGTCACACCGTCGCCGGTCATGTCGGCAAGCAGCGTCAGAACGGCGCGAGTGCCTTTGTCGGAACGAGTGAGTTCGGTGATCCGTTGGATCATTGCGTTAGAACCAGAACCTGCAAACTGGTTCACGAAGGACATGTTGCGAGCAACACGCCAGAAGTCGCGACTCCACGCGGTAAGCTGTTCGGAAGTCAGCGACGCAAAGTTAGTAAGAGCCATGGTAGGCCTCCTAAATTATTGTCGATGTTATGCAGCAAAATAGCTGCCGTACCCTTCGTTTTCAGCCGACTTGTGGAGCGGCTAACCCGTTCCCCGTATCGTGGGGCAACGACTTAGCGCGTATTTACGAGGCGCGACCTCGGCATGTTTTACGCCGATGCGGGCGAGGACGTTTTTTACGTGTGCGACACGGCCCGATATCGTACGGACGGACGAATATTGCAATACTAGTAACTGTTTCTAATAAACACAAGCTATCTATATCGAGAAGTTTTCTTAGCAATCTTTTTAGGCTGCTTTGAAAACTGCTTCCCGGCTTTAGTATCTTTGCGCTTTTTACGAGAAGTAGCTGCGTACTCTTTCTTAGAAAGAGCCTCGCGGGCCTTCTTCGGTAGGTAACGCTCCCCGGTAGCTTTAGACCCTTGAGTGCTTGGCTTACCGGACTTGGTGCCCCACTCTTCCTTGGTCCATTTACGTAAGGACTTCTGAGACTTTTTAAGAGCCATCAGCTTTTCTTCTTATTCATCTTACGTAGGGTCATGGCTAAACGCGCTCTCTGCCCCGTCTTTCCTGGCTTTTTTGCAGCTTTACGAAGGTCTTTAGCCGGGATCTTTTCACCCTTTTTCACGCCCATGGTCTTACGTAAGGCCCCGGGCTTCTTGATAGCGTCTTTGATCCACTTTTTCTTTTCGGCCATTAGTCTCTATAGCCTCCGCCTTTAGCCTTATACTCTTTGGCGAGCATCTGCGCCTTCCTGGCACTCCACTGTCCGGGTTTTCCGCCCTTACCGCCCGCTTTAATCTTCTCAAAGAGCTGCTTACGCATGGTCGGCTTAGTGTAATTACCGGCGGCGTTCACTTTACTTTTAGTAGTTTTAGCAGGCTTTTTGTTCATTAATACATCTTTTTCTTAGGCGACTTTTTAGCAGCCGTTTTTGCAGCACGCTTCATGCATTTACCCGCACGCTTACACTTAGCGGGGCTAGGACATCCGGCACAAGGTTTGAACATGGTTAGGCTCCTACCATTTAACTTTATCGGCCCAGTAGGCCGCGCTCATCTTACCCTTTTTAATATTACGTGCGTGTCGAGCTTTAAATGACGCACGCTTCTTCTTCATGCGCTCCGACTCACCCGCTTTTGGCTTGCCGGCGGTGCTCGCCCCCTGCTCACCAAAGCGGATAGTTTTAACCTTGTCGCCCTCTTTAGCCACGACAACGTGGCTCTTTTTAGGGTGGCTAGGCGTCCGCTTAGGTTTGTTGTAGCCCGAGACTCCTGCTCGGGCTAATCGCGGGTCTTTTTTCCGCTCGGCCATTGGCCTGCTCCTTTATAGGATGTCGCCCCTGAGGCGCTTCAGCGTGGCCTCTGGGAGCGCTGAGAACTCTTCCTCAGTCATATTAGAGATGTCAGCTGCCCGCTCTCCACGGGACGCAGAGGACTCCCCAGGCAGCTCCGGAGGCTGAGATGCCGCCGCTTTGAGCTTACGGCTCACTTCTGCGCGCTTTTTAGCCACTTCATCCGCCTGTTTCGGTGCCGCTTGGGTAGCAAGCGACGGTGCTTCGCTAGAGGAGTCTAGACCGTACTCTTTAATCACGTACTTTGCAGCCTTCGATAGCGCTGCAACGGCGTTTTCACCCTTAACAATGAAGGCGTCGCGCAAATCGATGACTTCCTGGGTGTACTCTTCGCTGTAATCGGGGCTAGAACGGTCGAAAACCGGGAAATTAGCTTCCAGATCGGACGCGGCCTGCTGCAAAGCGGTCATCTGCTGGTTCTGAGTGACCTTTTGCTCCATTTTCTGAGCCATTTCGTACTCAATCTGAGCACGTTCGGCCCGACGCATCTCCGCACGGAGTGCTGCAGCCTTCTGAGACTCCCCATCAAGCAGTAAGTTCTGGTATTCGATTTCTTTGGCTTCGAAATCGTAGGTCTCGGGAGCATTTTCCACCTGCTCCTTAGCCGCCATGAGGTCATCCAGCTGCTTTTGGAGCGCTTTCTGCTTGGCAAGCACCTCATCGAGCCGTGATTTCGGCACCATGGGCTTCTTCTGCTCAGGTTCGTCCTCAATTTCGGGCTCTTCGGCCTCAATTTCGGGCTCTTCCCCTAAGGCAGACGGTTCATTCTCGTCTACTTCAGAGGCTTCGGGGTCTTCCGGCTCCTCTCCCAAAGCAGAGGGCTCGTCTTCGTCTTCGTCTTCGTCGATTTCAGGCTCAGGAGCCGGAGTAGGTTCCTGATCGAGCCCAAAGTTCATGTCCAACCGGTCGTTGGCGCCTTCCTCAAGCTGGTCGGCCCCCGGCATGCGGTCGAAAGTTACTGTCTTGTCCTGAGCTTCGCTCATGTCAATCTCCTATTGATTAATCGGGGGCCGCACGTTCGGAATGTTTACCGGCTGCGGTTGTTGAGGCTGCTGGT